CTATGCATAGACTTGCATGAAGAAATCCCTAAGGAATTGCAACCAGTAAAGGTTACTATTTCATAGGAGATATATGAAAACACTGGCAGTATTCACAGCAATTGCAGCTGTGACATTCTCTAATGTGATTTTCGCAGAAGAGAAAAAAGAAAACGGTCAGGGTCGACGACACGAAAAACTAGAAGAAGTTAAAGTCATAGGAGTAGATTTATCAAAACAAATGGCTTTCCGGGTCGGCCTAACTAACACTGTGCTTTTGCACACATATGATGAAAGAAAAGACGCTTGGATCTATAAAGGATCAAAGGACTTGAGTAAAGAATCATAATCTCAGCGGGGTCATCGCGCCCCGCATTCTTTGGAGAAATTATGAATAGAAAAGCAGTTTATGAGCAACTGAAAATTGACGAAGGAGTCGTCTATGAAATTTATTTGGACCATCTTGGGTATAAAACCTTCGGAGTTGGACATCTCGTGCGTGAGTCAGATCCAGAGCACGGATACGAAGTCGGACAGCCCGTATCAGTCGAGCGCACACTTGAGTGTTTTAACAGCGATCTCGACGTGGCTTTGAGCGAGTGCGTAGCTCTTTATGGTGCAGACATCTGGGAAGGATTTCCTGGAAAAGTTCAAGAAATTTTAGTAAATATGATGTTTAATCTTGGACGTCCACGTCTAGGAAAATTTAAAAAGATGAACGCACACCTTGAATGTGGTGAGTGGGCATCTGCGGCTGTAGAAGGCCGAGACTCTCGTTGGCACAAGCAAGTTGGCAACCGAGCAGAAAGATTAATGGTAAGACTAGAGGAAGTATAGTAATGGCAATTTATTGCACGCAGCACGAACGACATCAGTATGAAGAAACAGGGTATTGGAGAGCATTGCCCGAGATGGTTCCATCCGTAACTTTCCACACTCGAATATTTAACCCAGAGACAAAGCAGTATGAGTGGCTTGACGTAAATACATGGGATATTTTTGCAGGTGAGCGTATTCTTATGTTCTCCCTGCCAGGCGCTTTCACGCCAACCTGTTCAACCTACCAACTACCTACCTTTGAGCAACTTGCACGAGTATTTTACGACGAAGGCATTACTGGCATCGTATGTATGACAGTCAATGATGCATTTGTATGTAATGCTTGGGCGAAAGCAAATAACCTTGAGCACGTTCAAGTAATTCCTGACGGTGCTTGCAAGTTCACAGATGCTATGAATATGACTGTAGACAAAGACAATCTTGGCTTTGGTCGTCGTTCATGGAGATACGCCTGTATCGTAGACAATGGTAGCATCGAAGACTGGTTCATCGAAGAAGGTCGTGAAGACAATTGTAAAGAGGATCCTTACCTCTACACAAACCCAGAGTATATACTTGATAGGATACGTGGCAATTAATACTTGACTTTTATTGCTAAAACCGGTATAATACTCTCATGAATTTATTTTACTTAGATAATGATTTAGATAAGTGCGCCGAGTATCATGTTGATAAGCACGTCAACAAGATGATACTCGAGGCCGCACAATTACTATGCACTGCCATATGGGTAGATACTCTACTCGGGTTTGTTCCTCGTGCTCTTGAAAAAGACGAAGCAGCAGTGCTCAACGAATACAAAAAGCTTGAGAAGCCTCTCAAGCCCGAAGAAAGACAACTCACCCCATACCTTGGTATGATGTATAATCATCCCTGCACAATATGGACAAGATCATCACTAGACAATTACGAGTGGACATGGTGCTATGCTCATGCACTCGCAGAGGAATTTAGATATCGCTACGGCAAAGAACACAAGTCCTTCTGGCAAGTTATCAACAAGTTGCCCGACCCAGTTAACCTTGAACGAGTGGGGTTCACCACGTTTGGACTTGCAATGCCTGAGATACTCAAAAACTATGATGATCCAATTCAGTCTTATCGTGATTATTATCACCTCGACAAGGCTACTTTCGCCAGCTGGTCTCATCGACCAACTCCCGATTGGTGGGATGAGTCTCTTGCTGACTACGAACAGAGGATTACAGCACAATGAAAGAAGGTTGGACTAGATCAGAAGAAGGGGATGGACTCAGCTTTAAAGGCCCTGCCCGCGTAGTGCATGACCCAGTAAATAGTCCTGCACACTATAAGCGTGATGATGTAGAATGTATTGATGCTATGAAGCAAATTACTTCTGCAGAGGGCTTTGAAGAGTATTGCCACCTCAACGCATTTAAATATATTTGGCGCTGCAAGAACAAGCAGAATAAAAAACAAGATGTGCAGAAAGCAATTTGGTATCTTCGCATGATGATAGGGGATGACCCTAGGATGGATGGATGAGACAAGAAGAGTTCATTAGCACGTATCTAAAATCCTTGCCTAGATCCTATGGGTGTGCTTTAGATATTGGTGCAAATTATGGTATATACACTCAAACTATGAGTCAAAAATTTCAAAAAGTATATGCGTTTGAGCCACACCCAGAAAACATTGCTGTTTTAAATGAGAACACTTCTACATTGAATAATGTTGTGGTAGTTCCTTTAGCTTTGAGCCAAAACGGACAGCCTTGCACTCTCATAGGAAATGGCTATGACTCTGGAGGCCACTCGATAATGGGGGATTTAGCTACTCATGGAACTTGGGGACACTCATTAGAAAATACTATTGTTGTGCCTTCTACTACTTTAGATGCGTTTTGTATAGGTAAAAATATATCACTGATGAAGTGTGATATTGAGGGCGGTGAATACGAGATTTTTTACTCTGCGTCGGAAACTCTCGCCGCAAATAACCTTACAATACTGCTAGAAACTCACCAAGTAAGCAACTGGGAAAAGGATCAAAAAGAACGAGACCGCCTTCAAGAGTATTTTTTAGAGTTCGGTTATGTCGTGTATAATACCGAAGGCTATCAAGTCAACCAAATGGATTATGATACACATTACATAATATTTAAGGAGTAATGTATGGCAGGTAAAGGAAGTAGACGCAGACGAGCAGAAATAGAACGTAAAGTATTTGAGGACAATTGGGACAGAATTTATGGCAAGACTAAAAAAGAGAGAACACGAGAACTTATCAGACACCAATATTCAGAAAGTGATAAGCTTGCTGAACGACAAAACTCCCATTTCCAAGAAGGTTGCTTGCGATATGCTGAATATAGCATACAATACAGCCCGCCTCCAGAGAATCATAGATGATTTCGAAGATAAAGTCAATTATCGAGAGATACGTAAAAAGCAAAATCGCGGACGAGGAGCTACAAGCGCAGAAATTGCTGAGGCAGTTGAACGCTTCCTTTCCGGAGACTCCATCGCAGAAATTGCAAGCGGACTCTACAGATCCTCAGGATTCGTCAGAAGCATCATCGAAAGAGTAGGGGTGCCTCAAAAGCAAGAGGGCACTTACGACTACCTTCCAGAGGAGTGTTACGCAGAAGATTTTGAAGATGGCGAACTCGTGTGGTCCGCTCGTTATTCAGCGCCTGCGATAGTAGAGCGAGAGCTGTCTGTAAATTATCAAGCCGAAAATATGGGCTTCTCAGATGTAAACTACGAAAAGAAATACAGTAGTAAGTGTTATACAATCTGGGTTTTGCAATCTCACGACGAAGACGCTGAGGATACGTGGGCTCGTGTAAAGACTGGAGGCTTTTATGCTTCAGCTCTTGCTTATGACCTGGGCAAGCTACAACACTTAACACAATATGGTGTAAACCTTAGAAAAAGTTCTTGACATTTTTCCCTATAGCATCTATAATAATAGAATATTAAATAGGAGACGAAATGAAACACGAACTCAATAAAACCTACCACTTCAATATTCCTGTAGAGAATCTACAGTTTGCAGACCTTAAAGGGGAAGAGTGCGTAGAATTGTTTCGAGATGGTAGAGTTGCGGCTCCTTTCTTTGAGCGACAGATTCCTAAGTGGTTTCCTGAACTTACATTTGTAGATAAGAAAGGGTTTGACCACGTAGATGCAAACGGAGTCTGTTACGATGCAAAAGGATTTACTAATGGTGGGTGTAAGTTCATGCCCAGTCGTATGCTGGGCGTAGGCAGAGCCTTTGATGTAGAGGAGGCTCAGGAACACGCTCAAGAACTTATATACATCATACACGAGATTATTGATTTTCCTAAGGTCCGTCTCATCTTTAAAAAAGGTTCGGATCTTATAAAAGATTTTCCAAAATGCAGTATACCAAAAGGCAAACGAGATGTCCTCTTCGCAGAGTAAAGACCTAGATAAGTTTTATACAGATCCGCAAGTAGCGGATCTTTGTGCATCTGTATTCTATAAATACGTAGATCACGGTTCAGAAGTAGTAGAACCAGCGGCGGGTGCAGGAGCCTTCGCTCCATACGTAACAAAAATGTATGATATTCTGCCCGAAGCAGATGGAATTGAGCAAGCAGATTTTCTTTCTGTAAGTATTACTGATAAGTATTTTCTAGGCAATCCTCCTTTCGGAAAGAATAGTTCACTTGCTAAAAAGTTTTTTAATCATGCCGCAAAGGGAAAGGGCGTGATAGGATTTATTGTTCCTAAAACCTTTAGAAAAGTATCTATACAAAACTCTTTGGATCTACATTTTCATTTAAATGAGGAGTTAGAAATTCCCGAAAAGAGTTTTACCCTGGACGGCAAACCATATTCAGTTCCTTGCGTATTCCAGGTGTGGGAGTATCAAGAAACGCCACGGAAAAAAGTAACTCTTCCCACCACACACCCACACTTTAAGTTCGTAGATAAAGAAAATGCAGACTTTAGTATTCGACGAGTGGGAGGAAATGCCGGTAAAGTAAATGAACACAACAACTTTGCAGCTGCTTCAAATTACTTTATACAAGGTGATGTAGAGTCAAACTTTATAAGCCTAGAGCAAGAGTTTAGAAGCGCTGCAAAAAACACCGCAGGAAACCCTAGCCTATCTAAAGGGGAGTTAATTTATTTATACAGTAAAGCATTTGGTCACATATCTAAAAATACTTCTTGACAATTTTGGTTATTTTTGATATTATAATCGTATGAAAAATATCAGAATCAAAAATAATATGGTATCTATTGAAGAGTTCAAGGATGCGTGTATCTCTTTCTATACTGCAGAAGGTATTGCCAAGCATTATGGCTGTTCTGCGTCCACAATACGAAATAAAGTGAGAGAGGCTTTTCCAGATTTACCTCTACAAACACGAACCCCTATAGGCTATAAACTACTTCATTTAGAAGGTAAGATGAAGTGCTATGTGTGCGGAGAAGTTCATCCCCATAGCAACTATCATGCCAATAAATATAGCAAGAACGGTCTTGCAAAAGAGTGTAAATCTTGTATGAGCGTAAAAAACACGTCAGATAAAAAAAGGAAAGTCAATAAAGAGTATAGAAGCACAAAAGAAGGCAAAGCTATCAGAGCAGCATTAGAAGCAAAAAGAAGGGCTGCAAAAATACAAAGAACAATGGCTTGGGCTAACCTGGATGCTATAAAAGAAATGTATGTAAATTGTCCTGAAGGGCACGAAGTAGACCATATCATACCGCTTCAAGGAAAACTTGTCTCAGGACTCCACGTTGAAGCTAACCTACAATACCTACCTGCGGAGGAAAACCGTAAAAAAGCCAATTCTTTTATTACGTAATCAAAAATACTTCTTGACTTTCTTTGCTTATGTCGGTATAATATGTATTATTGAAATGAGGAAGTAATACTTTGTCAGAACGGTTTTACCAAGAACAACTACAAGCCACGGGCAATTGCCCGGGTGCAACTCAATCACAAACTAGAAGGAAGAAACGCATGGCGTGGACAGACGAAAAGAAGGCTGAAGTTATCGAAGCCTACGAGTCACAAAACCCAACTCCAGAGAACTCTATGGAGATCGTAAAAGACATCGCAGACGAGTTCGAAGAAAGCCCCAACGGGGTTCGCATGGTGCTTACAAAAGCAGGCGTATATGTAAAAAAAGCCCCCGCCTCTGGTGGGACATCAAAAGCGAGTGGAGCAGCTAGCACTCGAGTATCCAAAGCAGCAGCTATCGAAGCTCTCTCAGCAGCATTGACTGATGCAGGTCAAGAAGTTGATGAAGAGATCGTCAGCAAGTTGACTGGCAAAGCAGCAATGTATTTTGCAGGTGTGCTCGCAGCAGTAAATAGTTAATCTTTGGGAGGCGTGCGTAGCTGTAAGTCCTCCATTCTCCTAAGCAAGACAGCACAGTAGAAGATTCTGCTAACCTGCTTCACTAGGAGTATTTGTGAAAAAAGAAGAACTAGCTCATCTTGTGGATGATTACGGCGATGCTGTAATTACCTATCGTAGTGAAAATAGTAATAAGTTAAAATACAATGTTTGCACGTTGGATTTTAGCACGCCTTATATTCAGGGTAAGAAAAACAGGGCAAAAGAGACTAATGAAACTCTTTTGCTTTTTTGTTGGGATACCGATAGTTTTCGGCTTTTAAAGCCAAATAACGTCACGAGTGTAATGCCTTTATCTTCTGTTCTTAAGAACGGAGACTAGGAATGGAACTCTACCAAGCCCCTGAGATATATGAAAAACTTATCCACTATGATGAAGATAAGCATATACAAGTGCGTCTCTCTATAAAAGAATTTAGAGGGATCGAATACTTGCATCTGCGAAAATATTATCAAGATTTTAATGAGGAGTGGAAACCTTCAAATGAAGGAATATCTATGCCTCTTGATTTTGATAACTCACGAAACATGTTTATAGGTTTGACAGAGATTCTATCATTAGCAGAAAGTAAAGAAGTGATAGAGGAGCATTTTTCTGATTTGTTAAAGGACCTATACTTAAAATAGTTCTTGACTTTTGTTGTTGTTTTCTGTATAATATTCTTTATTCAATGAGGGATCTATATGCAACATTTTCTTGAAAAGGCTTCGGCAATGTATTACTCTGGCACTCCGATACTCTCGGATGCAGAGTTTGATTCATTAGCTAGAATATACAACTACGATACGGTAGGGCATACTGTTACTGACGGTATTCCACACCTATATAAGATGTATTCTCTACAGAAGGTTTTTGATTTAAATGCTATAGAAGGTGTCGCATCGCCTATGGTGCGAACTCCTAAGTTGGATGGTGCCGCAGTGTCTTTGATGTATATCAATGGACATCTTGCACAGGCTTTGACTCGTGGAGACGGTAATCTCGGTAGAGATATTACGTTGAAGCTTGAAGAGCTGGCACCTGTTCACATCGGTATTCGGTCTAAGATACAGATTACTGGTGAGGTCGTAGCGCCCAATACGATCACAAACGCTCGCAACTTTGCGGCGGGGTCGCTCAATCTCAAAGACATGAATGAGTTTCGTTTTCGTTGCAAAGACCTTGTTTTTGTAGCATACGATATTCAGGGTGACTTTGTAGACTTTGATCGTCTTTCCGAAGCAATGGACCGTTTGACCCAGGAAGGTTTTAATACTATTACTCACTTCGATGCAACTGGCTATCCTACGGATGGCGAGGTGTTTAGAGTCGATAGCTATTCTGCCTTCTATAAAATGGGGTATACAGCTCATCACCCCCGAGGGGCTTTCGCTCTCAAGGAGCAGAAAGATGGGGTTATTACAGAATTGCTTGATGTTGAGTGGCAGGTAGGCAAGTCAGGGGTCGTGAGCCCTGTTGCTATCTTACGCCCAGTCGAAGTGGGAGATGCGCTAGTGAGCCGCGCAACTCTACACAACATCGAGTATATTCGCTCCCTTAACCTAGAAATAGGTTGTCAAGTTGAAGTTATACGTAGTGGTGAGATCATTCCACGAATCGTTCGACGAGTGGACGTCGAGAAAAATAGTTCTTGACATTTAGGTCAGATCTGTCGTATAATATCCTTTCACTTAATCGGAGTAGTTCATGTTTCAATCTATCTTTGCCCCAAGTCATTGTCCTTCTTGTGACAGCGAACTTGTGTGGAAGAACGATTTACTATACTGCGTGTCTTCGTTTTGCGGCGAGCAGGCTTACAAGTCTGTGGAGCACTTTGCAAAAACTATGAAGATAAAAGGTCTTGGTCCTGCTTCTATTCGGAAGCTGGGTTGGACTTGCCCGTCCGAAATTTACCTCGCATCAGACGAGAGTATCTTAGCATCGTTGGGTTCCGAGAGAGTGACCTCCAAGCTCAGGAGCGAGATTGTTAATTCATTTAACGCTCCTCTTGAGCTACTTTTACCCGCTTTTGGTATTCCATTAATCGGAAAAACGGCAACACTGAAGCTGTCTGATACTGTTAAAACTATATATGAAATAAATGCAGACACTTGTGAGCGTGCCGGATTAGGGCCAAAGGCTACAGCTAATTTATTAGAGTGGTTAGACACTAATCTTAGCTTTTTTGCAGGCGTAATGCCTCATGGTTGGTATTTTTCTGAAACAACTCCGCCCACTGTGAGTAAGGGCACAGTGTGCATTAGTGGACGCTTGAAGAGTTTCAAGAGCAAAGCTGATGCTACTAACGCCTTGAATATGGCGGGCTACGAAGTAAAATCCAGCCTTACTAAACAGGTAGGTTTTCTCATCAATGAAGGTGGGACTGAATCTGCTAAAACTAGACAAGCCAGAGACACTGGCGTTACAATAGTAACAAATCTCAAATCTTTTTTGGAGAACTAATTATGGCACTTCCCAAGTGGACCGATGAGCGCACTGAGGCGCTTACAAACTTTGTCGGTGGCGAAAGCCCCGTCTCTCAGGCAACTGTTGCTGAAGCAGCAGACAATCTCGAAACTTCTACTCGTTCTGTATCTAGCAAACTTCGCAAGATGGGCTACGATGTAGAGCTAGCTTCTGCGGCTTCTGGCCGTTCTTTTAGCGAAGATCAAGAAGCTACACTCCGAGCTTTCGTTACTGACAATTCTGGTCAGTATACTTATGCTCAAATCGCTGAGCACTTCGAAGGCGGAAACTTCTCTCCCAAGTCAATTCAAGGTAAGATTCTATCCATGGAGCTGACGGATCATGTTGCCCCTGCACCTGTTCCAGAGAGTGTTCGCACTTATTCTGCTGACGAAGAAGCTACTTTCGTTTCTATGGTAAACGACGGTGCGTTCGTTGAAGCTATCGCTGAAGCGATGGGCCGTTCAGTAAATTCAGTTCGTGGTAAGGCTCTCAGCCTGCTTCGTTCTGGCGACATTCAAGCTATCCCTCGTCAAGAGAACACCAAGGGTGCGTCTAACGCAGATCCTTTGGCAGACATCGACGTGTCTGGCATGACTGTTGAAGCTATCGCAGAATCAATTGGCAAGACTGCCCGTGGCGTGAAGACTATGTTGACTCGCCGTGGCTTGACTGCTTCTGACTACGATGGTGCTGCAAAGGCCGCAAAAGCTCAGTAATCACACTTAGTGTGTAAAGTAGTCTGGCTACTCTAGTAGTGGTCAGACTTTTTAATGTTCGGGGGAACTGTTGAATTTATCTAGTGCTTTAATCAAGCAGTGTGTTCTTGTGGGAGACTTTGAAACGTGGAGCTATCTACGTAAAGAGTATCTTCCCGCTGAGTATCACCTGCTTTATGAAGCCATTGACTCACATTGTGAGAATTTTCACAGCTTCCCTTCGTTCGACGATCTCAAGCTCAGCACTCGCCACGCTCCAACGCGTGATAAAATCTATGCCATAGAGTCCCAGGATGATGTGGATGTAGATGCGGGTGTTCTGCTTGAGTATCTCAAAAATGAATATACTCAGAAAGAGATATTAACAGCTCTTGATAAGTATGTTGACAAATCTGATCTCATTCCGACTGCGGAAGAGTCAGTTCAAGAACTTCATCAGATCGTTCTCGATATCGAGGACAAAGTAGATTTGGAGGTTCCACAAGAGAGTATGCAGCGTATCGAGTTATTCGAGCCACCGGAAGAGATTGATAAGTATATCGGTCTTGGACTCAACGCAGACTATGACTATGAAATTAAGTTCTCTCCACGAGACTTGGTTCTTGTCGGGGGTCGCAGAGGTAGTGGTAAGTCATTAACTTGTGCAAATATTGCAAACAATGTATTTCAGTCTGGCCGTTCAGCTATTTATTTCACTATTGAGATGGATAGTCGTTCAATATTGCAACGATGTTGTTCGATCGCTACTGCCGTTCCTTTCTCCCGTTTGAGAACACAAAATCTAAGTGTGACCGAATGGGAAAAAGTTGCAGCTTGGTGGGCGAGCCGTTACACCGAGGGTCAGCGTAGATTGGAAGAATATAGAGAACATCGTAATTTTTCAGAGTTTCATCGCACATTATCTACAACTCACGAGCTTCTCCCGACTCAGCAGTTGGATGTAATTTACGATCCAAGTCTCACACTGGCTAAGATACGGTCAGAGTTAGACAAGAAAGTCCGAAAGATTGACGCAGCGGTAATTATTGTTGACTATATCAACCAAGTCAAGCGTTCTGTAGCTCCTTCAAGGGGTGGCCAGTACGACTGGACGGAGCAGATTGAAGTATCAAAAGCATTGAAGAGCATGGCACAAGAGTATGACTGCACTGTATTTTCTCCTTACCAAACGGATGCAACCGGCGAAGCACGCTTCGCAAAGGGCATATTAGATGCGGCAGACGCAGCTTACGCACTAGAAACTTGGGAACAAGAGGACGAGTGCATCACATTTAATTGTGTAAAGATGCGAGCTGCTAGTATGAAATCTTTTACCTCAGTTATGGACTGGGAGTCCCTTAGGATTGGTCCTGACACAGCTCAGACACCTTCCGAGAAAGAGGCTTCTTCCCATAAAACTGGTGAGGATATTGACGACCTCTGATAAAAATAGTTCTTGACATTCCCTGTGGATTGCTGTATAATTATACTTCAATTCATGGGGATTTTTTATTTATGGGAATGATATATGGATCAATCAATCACACAGCGTGTGGCCGAAAGAAAGAGACTACTCGCCGCACTAGACCAACTTTCAAGGGAGTTCGATCAAACTCTCCAAAACCTTATCGACGAGACTCCGAGCATGAGTACCGAAGTGCCCCCGACACAGTTGGAGTTGCCCCTCGGGTGGACCCGATGCAGTATACCGGAAGACTGGTTAAAGGAATCGGAACAATGCATAAAAGTAATGCCGTCCCGGTTATCGACGAACAACACATGAAAGATATTGCAAGGATGAGACGATGAAAACACTATTATTAACAACACTACTTGTCGCCACTTCCGTGGCTACTGCAGAAGACCGCTTTGAGAATATTCGACAGCCTTGGGCTATGTGTAGCACTTGTCATGGTGCTATGGGCCAAGGCGGGGTTGGACCAACTCTTGCAGGCCAGTCTGCCGACGACATCATTAACAAGCTACTCCACTACAAGATGGGACACAAAGATGGCCCTCAAGCTGCTATGATGATTCCTTGGGCGCAGAGCTTAACAGACGGCCAAATTGGAACTATAGGAGTCTTTGTTCAAGAGGGATTTCCAGCAAAATGAACAGCAGATTACTACCAAAGATTACACAGTTATTTGATATACTTGAGCGAGATATGGATGTAGGCGATTACCAAGCCGCAGACGTTACTCTTGCTCGTCTGTCAAAATACTTTCATCTCTTTGATGACGAACATGCAGATTACTACCAGTATACTCAAACTGTAGTAGAAGAAGTATTGCATGGCTCTGGTGAAGAAGTGCCAGATTACTTTGATGACTACGATGATGGAGATGACTTTCTCACCGATTGGGACGGAGACGCTCTTGCGTCTGCTGGCTTTGGCGTGGATGAAGACTATTGAACGTAGAAGATTTATTAATATCTAAAAATGTTCCTTATATACCCAAAGGCAAAGACTTCGTAGTCAGTTGTTTCAATCCAGAACATCCTGACCGTAATCCAAGTATGCGGGTAGACCAAATTACCGGAATATTTAACTGCTTCTCTTGTGAGTATAAAGGAAACTTATTCACTCACTTTGGTGAAAAAGCAAATAAGATGCAACTTCGTAAGCAGATGTTGCAAAAGAAAATAAGAGAGAAGAAAGCAGAAAGCGTGGGACTACAACTACCAGAAAAAGCAACTCCATACGTAGGTAACTGGAGAAACATTCGCCCCGAGACTTATCGTAGTTTTGAAGCGTTTCTGCACCATGGAAAAGACTTTGTGGGAAGAATATGCTTTCCTATTCGCGACCGCACTGGGCGCATAATAGCATTTCAGTCCCGCACACAGACAGACCAAATACCAAAGTATCTAAACTCTCCTCCTGGAGCAAAGCTACCCTTGTTTCCTGTTGTAGAACCACTACAAAGTAGTATTATTCTGGTAGAAGGTATTTTTGACGTAATTAATTTACACGACAAAGGACTCACAAACGCTGTGTGTTGTTTTGGAGTGAAGAATGTAACAGAAGAGAAACTACAGGTATTATCAGTGCAGGGCATTGATACTATTGATGTATTTCTTGATAATGATGAAGCAGGACGCAAAGGTTCTGAGAGAATAAAAGAGCTGTGCGAAGCAGTAGGACTTCAAACTCGCAATATTGCTTTTGGCGACAAAAACTTAGATGCGGGAGCACTGGCTCAAACTCAAGTAGATAAACTGAGGAATAAATTATATGGCTAACGTTGCCCTAGTAGAAACGAAAAGTAGTAAAACCAATTTTAAGAAAGAGTTCGATTTTGAATTTGACCAGTTTCAGTTGTGCTCTGACCCTACAATTACAAAAGTATTAAAGCGAGATGTAGACTTGCAGATGGATCCAGACGAGTATGACTGGATTATTCTTGTAGGGTCTGACGCTATGAAATACTATACAAAGCAAAACTCTGTTACAGAGTTCTCTGGGAAGAAAGTAGATGGCAAGTTTTTGCCTGTTATCAACCCTGCTATGCTCGCATTCAAACCTGAAGCACGCAAGACGTGGGAGCAAAGCGTAGAAAGTATTCACAAGTATATTGCTGGCGAGATTGAAGATGTAGTCATCGACGACAGCGTTGCTTTCGGAATACAAGACACGGAGGAAGCAAATGAGTTTATTCGGGCTGCCATCGCAGAAGAATGTGGATATGTTGCACTCGATTCTGAGACAACTGGGCTCTACCCTCGCGACGGTTATATGCTTGGCATTAGTCTTGCCTATAATGATAAGCGCGGTGCTTATATCGACACTGACTGTTTTGATGAGACTACTGAAGGGCTCCTTCAGGAACTATTTACAAAGAAATCAGTAGTCTTTCACAATGCGAAGTTCGATATGGCGTTCTTTGAGTATCACTTTGGATTCAAGTTTCCAAACTTCGAAGACACCATGTTGCTCCATTACCTCATAGACGAGAATCCCGGAGGGCATGGCCTCAAGCAACTTACACTCAAGTTCACTCCATTTGGCGACTACGAGAAGCCAATGTATGAGTGGATTGATAACTATCGTAAAGAGCATGGCATACTCAAAGATCAATTTAACTGGGGAGATATTCCCTTTGATGTAATGAAGACTTACGCTGCTATGGATGCTTTAGCAACTTTTCTGTTATACGAAAAATTTGTAAAGATTAAGCAGAATCCAAAACTTAAGTGGGTATATGATAATATTCTTATACCAGGCACTCGTTTTCTAATTGATACGCAAGATAATGGCGTTCCCTTTGATAAAAAGCGTCTATACTTAGCCCAAAGCGCTATGCAAGATGATATTGATGAAGCCATTACTGCCTTATATGAAAACGACAATATAAGGAGGTTTGAAGAATTAAATGGAAAATCTTTTAATCCTAATAGCACTGTTCAGCTTCGTAGCCTTATGTTTGATTACTTGGGCCTGCGACCAACTGGAAAGAAGACAGGTACGGGTGCGGATTCTACTGATGCGGAAGTGCTTAAGGAACTCAGCCTTCAATCGGATGTACCAAAACGGATATTGGATATCCGACAAAAATCTAAAATCAAAAATACTTATCTGGACAAGATCATACCTCAATTGGATCGAGATTCTCGACTTAGGACGGGTTTTAACCTCCATGGCACTACTAGTGGCCGTCTTAGCTCTAGTGGTAAACTCAATATGCAACAGCTGCCTCGTGATAACCCTACAGTAAAAGGGTGTATCAAAGCAGCTCCAGGACACAAGATCGTTGCTATGGACTTGACTACAGCAGAAGTATATGTTGCAGCAGTTCTAGCAAAAGATGAAGCACTTATGGACGTGTTTCGTAGTGGTGGTAATTTTCACAGCACAATTGCTCATAAGGTATTCAAACTGCCTTGTGAATTAGAAGAAGTAGCCGAACTTTATCCTGATCGTCGTCAAGCAGCAAAAGCAGTAACTTTTGGTATTATGTATGGTGCTGGTCCTGCAAAGATCAGTGAGCAAGTTACAAAAGACAGCGGAAAATTTTTCTCTAAGCAAGAAGCTAGTGAAGTTATTTCAGACTACTTCAAAGCGTTTCATAAGTTAAAGGCATGGATTGATGATAATCAAAAATTTATTGAACATAATGGGTTCGTTTATTCGAGCTTTGGTAGGAAAAGAAGGCTCCCAAATGTTGCAAGTTCCGACGCGGCGATCCGCTCGCATAGCATTCGTTCTGGTCTTAATTTTTTGGTTCAGTCCGCTGCTAGTGATATTAACCTACTTGGCGCAATAGATATGGGTGAATATCTCAAAGCGAATAAAATGAAGTCTCGAATCTTTGCACTTGTGCACGACTCGATTCTTGCAGAAGTTCCAGAGGAGGAAATTGACCATTATTGCGAAAAGCTACTACACTTTGTCCAGATGGACAGGGGACTTATTATACCAGGTGCTCCCGTTGGATGTGACTTTGAAATTGATGAAGACTACTCCATGGGCAAGTTCGTTAAAATGTATGGCACTGACGTATAGAAAACTCAATAGGATACAGTTTCCAATCTATGAAATGCCGTCTGATAACTGGAGCAAGGCCGACGGTCTTCTCTTTTTAGACGGCCAGATTGTAGACGACAAAAATCAGAGCGGGGATACACTAGGTCTCCGCAGACTACAAACACCTCATCGTAATTTGCTTGCGCTAAAGAAGCAGTATGATAGTTTTAGTGGTCTTATAAAAAATTCAGATAAATGTTTTATTGATACAAACGGTATACCATTCACCTATGAGAAAACTCAGTGGTGCTCTTTGAAATATCATCGTATCAAAAATGTAAGTTTAAAAGAGGGCTTTAGTCTTCTTTACTTGCAGGGAGTTCGGTTTCCTTTTAAGGTTCCTCGACCTCCCGCCGACGAAATACGGTATGCTGGCATTTTATACTATGGAGCACAACCGTGGACATTATACGAGTACTCTGAAGAACCTTTAAAGGACACTCGCAGAAAGGTATAAGGAATTATGGGAAAACGCAGTAAAACCCTCGCAGGCGCTAACCTCGACCTGCAACAAATTGACCCTTTAACACAAAACCAGCTCAAAGCATTTGAGAGCGAGAAAAACCTGGTACTACACGGAGTAGCAGGAACAGGCAAGACTTTTATCTCATGTTATTTAGCATTTGATGACATGGCAAAGCAAGAGTACCAAAAACTAGTAATTATTCGCAGTGCCGTCTCTACACGAGATATCGGTTTTCTGCCGGGGAATGAGAAAGAAAAAGCACACGTCTATGAAGAGCCTTACAAAGATATTTGTATTGAGCTGTTTCAACGAGGCGATGCTTACGAGATACTTAAAACCAAAGGTTTAGTGCATTTTATGACTACTTCGTTTGTGCGAGGTGTGACTCTACGAAATGCTACAATACTTATTGATGAGTGCCAGAATATGACTTTTCATGAGTTGGACTCAATTATTACTCGAGTAGGCCAAGGTTGTAGAGTAATCTTCTGTGGGGACTTCCGACAGTCTGATCTACGAACAAACGGACTGAAGGATTTTATTAGGATACTGAAAGCGATGGACAACTTTGATCTCGTAGACTTTGAGATTCAAGACATCGTTCGCAGTAATTTTGTTAAATCTTACATAACCGCAAAAACGGAATTAGGTTTATGAAAAAACGAGACTACACCCCCGAGACCGTAAGAAAGTTGCAGGGGACACAAAAAATTGAGCACACTATTGCTCGAGACATGGCTGTAAAGCTAAGGAAGTTGTTTAGTGAAAACTTATACATTAACACCTTTGGCGCTTACAATGGACAGCAAGCTGTGCAGCACGTTAAAGCCGGCCTTCAAGCTATCTATTGCTCAGGTTGGCAAGTTGCTGCTGCGGCCAACTCGTCTAATGAAGTATATCCAGATCAATCTCTCTATCCAGTCGATTCGGTTCCGTCTGTGGTGCGTAACATCAATAACGCATTTCGCAGACAAGACCAGATCGAATATGCAGAGACGGAGAACGGCTTTGATTTCGCGCCTATCGTGGCAGATGCGGAAGCAGGGTTTGGGGGAGTATTAAATAGCTATGAGCTGGCACGAAATCTCATCGAAGCAGGAGCGGCAGGAGTCCACTTTGAAGACCAACTCGCCTCCGCCAAAAAGTGTGGACATCTCGGAGGGAAAGTTCTTATTCCTCTTAGTGATGCCATTAGGAATCTTAACGCTGCTCGTCTCGCTGCTGACGTTTGTGGAACAGAGACACTCATCATTGCGAGAACAGACGCAGAGAGCGCACAGCTACTCAGCAGCGATCATTGTTCAGCGGATACCAAGTGGATACGTAGAAGCTCTCAGGCAGGAGCAAGCATCAAAAACAGAACATCTGACGGGTTCTGGCAAATCCACGGGGGTCTTGAAATGGGATGTGAGCGAGGTGCCGCCTATGCCCAATACGCAGACCTCGTGTGGTGCGAAACCAGCACCCCATGTCTCAAAGACGCCCGGCGTTTTGCTGATTCAGTCAAAGGGTCTAATCCCGACGCAATGTTAGCGTATAACTGCTCTCCGAGCTTTAACTGGAGACAGTCCATTCCTGGAGATGCGGAACTTCGTGATTTTCAACATGAGTTAGGTAAAATGGGGTTCAAGTTCCAGTTTATCACTCTTGGAGGCTTTCATTCGACTAATATGGCAGTATTTGATTTTGCACGTAAATATAAAAGTGACGGAATGTTGGCATACTCAACCCTGCAAGAAGCGGAGTTTGCAGCAGAACAATACGGATACACTTCAACTCGCCACCAGCGAGAAGTAGGTGTGGGGTATTTTGACGAAATTACCAAGGCGTTAGGGAGTTCTACCGAAGCGCTCAAGGGTTCAACAGAAACAGCACAGTTCTAGGACTTGGAGAATGAAACTTAATGTATTATTAACGGTAATTCTTCTTGGGGGATGTGTTACAACGCAAGAAGATAAAGATTGTATAGAATATAAATCAACAATAGAGCCTGTAGACGTATGTAGGCCGTACTATGGTAGTATGATATGTTACACAGAGGACAGAACCCGACTATGGTGTGTCCTATACAATGAGGAAACTAATGAGTGATTTTTTTGCAAAATTTATGACAAAGTTCTTTCGGTTTACAGCCGATATGTTCTTTCGTGAGAGATATGGTCATCGAGCAGTAGTTCTGGAGACCGTAGCGGGTGTGCCCGGCATGATTGCGGGAATGCTCACTCATTTTGCAAGTCTTCGTACTCTCAAAAAGGGTTACGGGACTAAAATACACCATATGCTTGAAGAAGCAGAAAACGAACGAAAACATTTAATATTTGTGCTACACATAACGAAGCCTACTACAGTAGAAAAAGGCATAATTCTTGTAGCACAGATATTGTTTTCAATATTTTACTTTACACTTTACATGATTTCGCAGACAACTGCACATCGCATGATTGGCTACTTTGAGGAAGAGGCCGTAATAAGCTACACAGACTATATTAAACAAATAGACGAAGGGCATATAGAGAATGTGCGAGCACCTCTTGCTGCCATTGAATATTACCGGCTACCAGGCACTGCAACACTACGAGATATGTTGCATTGTATTCGCGAAGATGAACGCACTCACAGTATTTTAAACCATAGGTATGCAGACAATTATGAAAGCGGTATTAAGTAATCGTATTTTTATGGAAGTGACTCCAGAGTTGAAGAAAAAGCTCGCGGACGAACTCACCTATAAAATACCAACACAAAACCCAAACGACCCTCCACAGATCATCAAGAATCTGCAACGGGTGCGCGAAAATCTGGTATCCATACCAATCGGACGAACAGACCTTATTCCAGACGGCTACGATATCGTAGAGAAGCGTCTGAATATTCCTGCCGATTTTCCAAAATTTGCGTTTGAGCTACGGCCAAGTCAACAAGAGGTCTATGACAGCTTGGATGATAACTGTATTATCAACGCTTGGGTGAGCTGGGGTAAAACATTTACAGGTCTCGCAATTGCGGGAAAACTCGGACAGAAAACACTTGTGGTTACACACACAGTCCCACTACGAAATCAGTGGGCAAAAGAAGTGGAAAAAGTTTATGGAATTAGACCTGGTATTATTGGTAGCGGGAGTTTTGACACCGATAGCCCTATTTGTATTGGTAATACCCAAACTCTTTATAGAAACATTGATAAAATTCGGAAAGAGTTTGGCACGATTATTTTAGATGAAATGCATCACGTCTCCTCTCCCACTTTCGCTAAAATTATTGATACCAGCCATGCTCGATATAAGATTGGCTTGTCTGGGACAATTGAGCGCAAAGATGGAAAGCACGTAGTTTTTCGTGACTACTTCAGTCCGAATATTTTCAAACCGCCAAAAGAAAACTTTTTAACGCCGAAAATACACATTTATCGGTCAGAAGTGCGCTTTCCAGACGGGGCAAATATTCCTTGGGCTAAACGAGTCAATGCAATCGCAAATAATGACGAATATCGACACTCCGTAGCAATGTTGGCGTCTGCATATGCAGCGAAAGGACATAAAGTGCTCGTTGTGTCCGATCGAGTTCACTTTTTGAAAAGCTGCGCCGAACTGACTGGTGAAAATTCCATATGTGTTACGGGTGAAGTAGCGCATGAAGACAGAGAAACACTAATAGACGAGATTTTACATGGAACTAAAAACATACTTTACGGAACTCAAGCTATTTTTAGTGAGGGAATATCGGTTAACACTCTTTCTTGCCTTATCTTGGCCACTCCTATTAATAATGAACCACTACTTACCCAGCTTATCGGAAGGGTTGTTAGGAAACATGATAATAAACGCGATCCGGTGATTATTGATATTCACTTAAAAGGCAAAACAGCCCAACGACAGGCTTCTAACAGAATGGGATACTATATGAAACAAGGTTATTCCATTCAACAGCTCTGAAGCGTAGAAAAACAGTTCTTGACAAATGGTTAAAAGTAGAGTATAATATGTTGTTATATGATTGGAATAAGATATTTGAAGTAACTAAGGGAACACCTTCGTCCATATATCTTGTCATAAAATTATTAGTAAACAAAGAAATACCGCGTAATAAACACGATAAAATCTTTAAGTTTGCTAATCTTGACTTCTCGGGGAGCTGTTTCTTAGTTCATCCTGATATACTTCTATACCACTCATATAAACACAGCTTTCGCGACATAGCCCAGTATGTTGCGTTGGCTTCTTTACGTTCGCTTGCGGACTATTTAGCAACTGGGGACAAAACTCTTGACCTTCTTCTTTGTGAACTAGATCGAGAATTATTTAAAGACAACAGCCTACTTCATATTAAAAAGGATAGATTATACTTTAAGTATGAAGAAGTCAATAAAAAGGATATACACTAATGGCATTATCATTTAACAAAGCGGCAGGTGGCGCTAAAAAATCATCTATTACTTCATACTCATATCGTGACGGAGACAACGAAGTTCGTCTCGTAGGAGATGTTCTCGCTCGATACGTTTACTGGCTCGAAGGCAAAAACGGTAAGAACATTCCCTTTGAGTGTTTATCGTTTGATCGTAACGAAGAGCGTTTTAACAATCTTGAAAAAGATTGGGTTCGTGAGTACTACCCCGACCTCAAGTGTGGCTGGAGCTACGCTATGCAGTGCATTGATGGTGGTGAAGTAAAAATCATCAACCTCAAGAAGAAGTTGTTTGAAGCAATTCTTACAGCAGCAGAAGATCTGGGTGATCCTACTGATCCAGAGACAGGCTGGGACGTTAAGTTCAAGCGTGTAAAGACTGGACCTTTACCTTACAATGTAGAGTATCAGCTACAAGTATTGAAGTGCAAGCAGCGTGCTTTGAGCGAAAGCGAGATGTCAGCTATTGCAGACTTAAAGTCAATGGACGATGTTATGCCTCGTCCTACACCAGACGCCCAGAAGACTCTTCTCGATGAGATTCGTGAAGATGCAGCGGGCGATATTGATGAATCCTTGGAAGATGAGTTCAACATCGGATGATCTTATTTACGGCAGACTGGCACATTAAGCTAGGGCAAAAGAATGTACCTCGTGAGTGGGCTACTAATCGCTACAAAATGTTTTTCGAGCAAGTTCATAGTCTCGAAAAGCAGTGTAATATGCACGTTATTGGTGGTGATTTATTTGACCGTCTGCCGAACATGGAAGAGTTGGAACTGTACTTTGCGTTTATTCGTAAAGTGCAGATTCCCACACTCATCTATGACGGTAATCACGAAGCTACTAAGAAAAACAAAACATTTTTTACACAATTAAAGCAAGTAACAAGAGACATTAATCCGCTAGTAAAAGTAGTCGATATGTCATATTACGATAATGATTTTGGGTTTGGAGTGCTTCCATATGCAGATTTGCATCGAAAGAACTCCATTGAATTGTTTGATCCGAAGAAGCCATTGTTTACACACGTTCGCGGCGAAATACCTCCACACGTCAAGCCAGAGGTGGACTTAGACAGATTTGAGGACTTCCCCGTAGTGTTTGCAGGCGATCTTCACGCTCATAGCAATACTCAACGTAATATCGTATACCCAGGCAGCCCTATGACAACTTCGTTTCATAGAAATGAGGTCAGCACCGGCTACCTTTTAATAAATCCAAATGATTGGTCTTGGATGTGGGATGCTTTTGAACTACCACAGCTTATTCGTAAGACAGTAACAGACCCAAGTGAGATGTTGCCCACAGACTACCATCATACGATTTATGAAATAGAAGGGGATATTCAAGAGCTTGCTACTGTAAAGAACAGCGAATTACTTGACAAAAAAGTAGTAAAAAGAAGTTCTGAATCAGTGCTAGAATTAGCAAAAGAAATGACTATTGCTGAAGAGCTTATAGAGTATCTAACTTACATTTTAGAAATACCTGAGCCAAAAGTGAAGGATATAGTAGGAATATTTAATGATTACGCTTCAAAAATTGAAATGGAGTAATTGTTTCAGCTACGGAGCAGACAATGAGCTAGATTTACAAAGTAACACAGTAACTCAACTTATTGGCACTAACGGCATGGGTAAATCTTCCATACCGTTAATTATAGAAGAAGCTCTGTATAACAAAAATTCCAAAGGAATCAAAAAAGCAGATATACCAAACAGATATGTAAATGACGGTTATCATATACACCTTGAGTTTACAAAAGATGAGAAACGCTATGATGTCATTATTGATCGCAAGTCTAGTATTAAGCTTCGCTTGTTGGAAAATGGAGAAGATATTAGTTCTCATACAGCGACCAATACATACAAGACACTCCAAGATATTATTGGAATCGACTTTAAAACCTTCTCTCAGTTGGTATACCAAAACACAAATAGCAGTTTACAATTTCTTACTGCAACAGATACGAACCGCAAAAAGTTTCTTATTGATCTTCTCCATCTAGAGCACTATGTAAAACTTTTTGAGTTGTTTAAAGAGGAAGCAAGAAAGTCTTCTTTCAATTTAAACTCAATTGAGTCCAAAACAGCAACGATAGAAAAATGGTTGCATGATAACAAATTGAGTGATACATCCATACTGCCAATAGAAAATATTTCTATTGAAACGGTAGAAGACGAACAAGAGCTCGCCACTCTTATGATTGAAATTAAAAATATCTCTGAGAAAAATAAAAAGATTTCTCAGAATAATACTTTCAAAGATTTATTAAGTAAGATAAAAATTGATGAGGCGAGATCTTGTGAAATTACTGCAAAAGAATCTTATGATAGCTTGCAGGCAGAGATGGGTAAGTTACAACAATCCGCAACGGGGTCAAAACGCCTATTAGATAAATTAGAGAAATTAGGAGATCATTGTCCGACTTGCGAGCAATCTGTTGATAGTTCTTTTAAGCAAGGATTAATTGATACAGAATCTCAGAAAGTCGAAGAAGCGAGAGAACAGCAAGATGAAATTGAGCGAAGAATACAAGAAATTAAACGAAACAATGCAGAATACGACTCTGCACGAAAAATTCAGCGCGACTGGGAAGATTTATTCAGAAGCATTGACAAGGACTTACCGTCACAGCTCTTGGATCCTGCAGAGCTTA